CTAAAGATTTAAGCAAGCGTTTAACTACAATTAAAGCAAATCTAGGATTTGATAGATTACAACAAATGAGAGATGCTTCTCCAACTGGTGGTGCTTTAGGTCAAGTAGCCGTACAAGAATTAGTTGCGTTACAATCTACTATTGCTTCTTTAGACCAAGACCAGAGTTCTAAGCAATTAAAAGATGCTCTAGATAAAATTGAATTACACTATTCTAATTGGCGAGACGCAGTTCGTAAAGCTGGTAAAGCAACTCCATCAGGTCAAGGTGGTGGTTCAGGTCAGCAAGGAACAGCAAACAATCCAATCGTGTTGAAATAAGGACAACTATGCCAGTATATCAATATGAAGGTGTGCATTACGACCTTCCAGAAGGATTGTCTAATGAACAAGCCATTTCTAAAATTCAGTCTCATTTAGGAATTACAACTAAGCCTAAATTACCAGCACAGACAGGAGAAGCTACTCCTGAATCAATGGTAGCAGACCCTTCTAATCCATTTAGTTATTTAGGACAAGAGCAACAAACTGCTCAAGGTCCTGCTATGCAAGCCGTTGGTCAAGGTGTGAACAGAGGATTACAAATTGGTGCTGGTTTGGCTAAAGGTGCTGTAATTAATCCTGTTGCAGCGGTAGCACAAATGGTAGGCGGAGAAGGCGGACTGCAGTTTGCTTCTGAAGCACAAAAAGCCTATGCTCAACAACGAGCTAATGCTGGAGCAACTGGTTATGATTTTGCTGAGTTAGGTGGGGCTTTAGTAAGCCCAGTCAATAAACTTTTACCTGCTGTTACTGCAACTACAGGTGTGGCTAGAGCTGGTCAATATGCTGGTCAAGGTGCTGTCTTAGCTTGTTTAACTCCTGTTGAAGATGCTCAGAATTTACTTTCAGAAAAGATTAAACAAGTTGGTCTTAGTGCGGTAATGGGTGGAGTATTAAGCGGTGCATTAGATTTAGGCAAAGGTGCTTATAACATTGCCAAAGAATTTGCTAAACCACTGACTACTGCTGGTCAAAAAGCTATTCTACAAGAGCGTTTAGTTGAACTAGCAGGTAAAGAACCTAATCAAATCATTTCTGCATTGCGTACAGCACCTGAGATTGTTCCCGGCTCAAAACCTACAGCAGCAGAAGCAATATCTGCTATTCCTGAAGCAACTGGTTTAGCTGCATATCAGAAAAGTTTAGAGACACTTCCAAAACAAGGTATTTCTGCTGACTTTGCTGTTAGAGATTTTGCACAACAAGCTGCTAGAAAACAAGCATTACAAAAAACAGGCGGTACAGAAGCTGATATTTTAGAAGCTATTGCAGCAAGAACACAAGCCACAGCTCCTTTAAGAGAAAGTGCTTTAGGTCAAGCAAATATTGCTGGAGAATTAGTTCCTCGTTTAGAGCAACAAATTGCTGAGAAGTTTCAGAGCAAAGCAGGAGCATTAAAAGCTGGTGGTTTATTAGAAACAGAAGCACAGCAACAACAACAATTAGCTCGTAACTTCTTTCCTGTAGCTGGGTATCCTCGTGTCGGTCCTGAATTAAGTCAAAACTTTGATAGAGTTTTAGGCAATCTGGAAGGTGCTACACTTTCTAAGAATGTAGCAAAACAAAGACAAGCTGAAGGTGAGTTTAAAAAACTACAATTAGAAAGTCTTGCTGCTGAAGGTTTTTATCCTTTACGCATACAACCAATTATTAACAATATTGACACTATCTTAAACAAGCCGGGTGAAAGAGCATCGGATGTTGTCACTAATGTCTTTGGTTCTTTAAAAGAAAAACTTACTCGTCTTACAAATCCTACAACTGGTGTAATTGATTCAAGAGATTTATACACTATTCGTAAAGAGATTGGTAACGATATTAAGAAGTTTTCTGAAGCTAGTCAGAATTGGGATGCTAAGTTAACTAGCGGTCTAGAAAAGAATGTAAAGAGTTATATTGATAATGCTATTGAAAAAGCGGGTAATAGTGGTGATTGGCAAAAGTATTTAACTACTTTCCAAGAACAGTCTACTAAGATTAATCAAATGCAAATTGCTCAAGCATTAGAAAAACAACTTGGTACTCCATTAGGTAATAAAGAAAGAGCAGCAGCGTTTGCCGCAGCAGTAGAAAACGGAGCAAACATCATTAAACGCTCTACTGGACAAAATAGATTTCAAAAGCTAGATGAAGTATTAACACCTAAGCAAATGAGCGATATTAATACAGTTCTTGCTGATGTTCAAAGAAAAGCTCAAGCAGAGGAATTAGCAGGTTTTTCTAAAGTAGCTGGACAACAAACACCAGAACTTCCTACTTTATTAAACAGATATGCAACTATCACTAATGTTGTGTTGAAACTGCTCAAAAAAGATGCAACAGACGACATCAATAGATACGCTGCAGATATGATGTTAAATCCAGAAAAACTAGCTGCTTTTATTGAAGGTGTTCCTAAGAGTAAAATGCAAAGTATTGTGACTGCATTTATGTCAAGACTGACTCCTCAAACTAGAGAAGCGTTTAGCCGTAGGATAATTCTACAGCCATTGGTATTACAAACACAATAATTATACACACTATACACACAATGAATAACTATGTCAGACCCTTATGGAATAAACGAAGGAGTAAAAACACTCACTGGTAGTCTTGACGCTAGTAGAGAAAGTGCAAAATCATTAACTAAACAAGTTGAAGCTATACAGAATGATGGATTAGCTGTAGCTCAACAAAAAGCCAAAGATAGACGAACTGCTCAACGAGAAGCAGAGTTTAAAAAACAGCAAGCTATCTTTAAAGCATTAGACGAATATAAGCGTCGTAAATTGCTGACAGACCAAGAGGTCGAACTAAAGAAGCAATTCATTAAACAATATGGTACTAAAGAATGGGATTCTGTTTTGCGTATTAAGACTGAAATAGAAGCTCTTGAAAAGCACAACATTGAAGAATTTCAACACGATTTAAAATCAGTAAGAAAAGTACAGTTTTGGTGTTTTTTTGTAGCTGCGTTTATTGCGTGGTATTTAACTTGGGGTATTAAATAATGTTTCCATTAGGTGCGTTACTAGACATTGGCGGTAAGATTTTAGATAAAGTCTTTCCAGACCCTGCTCAGGCAGAACAAGCTAAACTTAAACTATTAGAAATGCAGCAAAATGGTGAGTTAGCTCAAATTAATGCTGACATGGCAGAGCAGCATGAACTAACGGCTAGATTACAAGCTGACATGGCTAGTGATTCTTGGCTATCTAAGAACATCCGTCCAATGACTTTGATTGCTATCCTTGCTGGCTACTTTATCTTTGCTGGTTTGTCTGCTGCAAAGATTGATGTCAATTCTGAGTATGTACAACTACTTGGTCAATGGGGTATGTTGATTATGTCTTTCTATTTTGGTGGTCGTACATTAGAAAAGATTATGGACATGAAGAAAGAAAAAGATGCAACTAAGTGAACATTTTAGTCTTGAAGAGTTAACTGCTACTTCTCACAGAGAGTTTGACAATACCCCTAAAGCAAGTGAACTAGCTAATCTAATGCGATTAGCAGCTTTGCTTGAGCAGGTTAAGACTTTGCTAGGCGGTAAGCCTGTGATGATTAACTCTGGATTCAGGTCTAAGCAGGTTAATGACTCTGTTGGTTCTAAAGATACAAGTCAGCATCGTATCGGTTGTGCAGCAGATATTAGAGTCCCCGGAATGACCCCTAATGAGGTCGTGAAGGCTATCATGGCTTCGGATATAGGGTATGACCAACTCATACGAGAATTCGACTCATGGACGCATATAAGCGTTCCTAACGACCTTTCTACAGCACCTCGTAAACAAGTGCTAATTATAGACAAACAAGGCACTAGAGTTTACGCATAAAAAAACAGCCCCGAAGGGCTGCTAAAGTACTACCACACACAAGGAATTAGATTTCGCACCCACCTGCGGTGCAACTAAGCATTTGAGCGCCTTCGACATTATCGTCATACTCTTTGAAGTTCTCCCAATCGACTGTAGTAGGAACTAACAACTTCAATCTGTTGTAAGTCTCTTCATCACACTCTTCATAAGGTGCTTGCTTATAAGTGCCACCATCCATCGGTAGGAAAGACACACCAGTAACTTCATCGAAGTGCTTGAATGTCCAAGCCCCTACATCCATCCATTCTTTCTCTAAGACAGAGATAGTTACTGAAGGCTTATGCTCACAGTAATGTCTCTGAAATATCAACCACAACTTCAAGTGCTGTACTGCTGTTAAGTCTTCACGTAACAAACCACCTTCTGCTACAGCCACAGGGAAACTAAATACTGTAGTTGACTCAGGTTTCATTACACAAGGCTCTGCAACAAATCCAGCTTGCATCATGAACTGTGTTAAAGGGTCTTTGTTATCAGCCCTGACACGACGGATATAATATTTACTATGCTGAGGATGTATACCACTAGCAGTGCTACATAACTGAGATACTGTTCCTTCAGGCTTAACTGCTGTAACAGCAACTGACTGATTGATGCCAATAGCAGAAGCGTAAAAAGCATTAGTACTAACAGCAAGATCACGTAATGACTCCAATCGTTTAGGTAATTCTACATCATCAGGGTTATTCAACAAGGTGTTATCACAGATACCAGTCATTGACACACCAAGCAATGCTTCTTCTTCTGTGTTCTTCTGCCAAATCTTACGCAAGTATGGGAAGTCTGTTAACGATGCTTGAAATGTTCCAAGGATTGTAGCAAGACGAATCTTATTGCTGATGCTATCGATAGTATCATCAGAGCGAATGATGCAAGAAGACAGATTACAGAACTGGTAAGGACGTAAAATGATTTCACTACATGGGTTTGTTCCAAACTCATAAGTCGCATCACGTCGTCCATTCTTAGCAGCTTGCCTCTGAGAAGCATCACGATTGAAGATACCACGCTCTCCGCTATGTGATTCATATATTGAACTCCATTCTCTCATAAATTGACCAATAGATGGTGTCTCAGTGTATGTCGCAGAATTGTTTGCTAATGCTCTTTGACCTTGACCATCCCACCATGCACCTGCTTTAGCATGAGCCATTTTGTCGTCAGATAAGTCTGACAAACTAATCATTGCTGACCGTCTGACTCCACCCACAACAACAACTTCCCCGATTTTGCAGAGAATATCATGGCACTCAAGGGAAGTGAGACGACGACCTGCTGCTCCTTTAAACTTGGCGACACAAAACTTATAAAGTTCTTCCAAAGGACCGGGTCCAGAGGCTCTTCCCCCGAAAGTTTTAAGTCTTGCTCCGGCAGGTCGAACTCTTGAAGTGTCGAACTTTGGAATCTCCCCAGCGTATAAAAGAGCCAAGAGTTGTCGAAGTGATTTAGCCCATCCTTCTTTAGAATCCGACACAACAATAGAACTCTTACTATCAAACAACTGCTCCGGGACTTCAGGTAACTTCTTAACATATTGTTGCTCCACTGAAAAACCGACACCAGTGCCACAGAGAAGAATATACATTGCTTCATCAAAGGCTTTAGGGTCATCAATTGGTAAATATGAACAGTTAAATGCAGCTACATTCTGACGCTCTAATGCAGGTCCTGCTGTCATTACTGCTCTCATGCTTGGTACTACATCAAGATTGGTTACAGCTTGTTCTAATTCACTTCTTAACTCTTTGGTTAGTGTGTAGTTTTGTTTTGTTGCTAAATGCTTCTCCATGAAATCAAAGTAACGAGCTACTGTTTCGTTCCAGTGTTCACGACGACCTTTATCGTCAAGATAGCGACTGTATCTTGATTTAGCAATAAAAGTGTTGTACGGAGTCATTGTGTATGGCATATGTTATAAAACCTCTTTTTCTAGTCTATCGGCATTGTCCTCGATTTTATCCGAGAACATCTCTACAATGTCTTCACTGCTGATGTTTAAAAGCTCTAAGAGTGTTATCTCATCCAAGGCAATCAATCGTTCTTTTATTTCATGCAGCAGTAACGGCATATCTTTCTTTCTTATTTGTTGTAATACATATCGTTTACTTCATCGTAATGCGTGATGAGGTATTCAATATAATGCTGTGCTTTTTCTAAATCCTGACGACCTGCTTTGTAAGGAAATCGAAGTAAGTATTTTAACACATTTGCTGACCAAGGGTCAAGTCCGTATGCAGCCATGACATCCCAAGGCTGAATAGCAGCTACTTTGTAGTGACTGCCGCCAACTTGTCGGGATAAGCTATCTCCGGGGTCTTCCATCCCATCATCATACTTAGTTAAGACATCGTAGCCATAATGGGCTGGCATTGCAATCGGGTTATCCACAATGTTTTACCTCCACAGATTTTTTAACTGACTTAGTTCCTTGACTCCAGCTACCACAAGCTCTGCACTGGTAACGCTGGTAAGAACCTGTTGATGACACTGCTACACCACGCTTTTGAAGATGAGTAGAACCACAAGTAGGACAACCGGTGATGTCTTGATACAGATTACGATTAGGAGCGTTCTTAATCCAAGGAAGTAGATTTTCGTAAAGACTCTCTAGCAAAACCACATCTTGAATGTTGTAGTCTTCCATTCGCTTCCAAGCATCTTTGTCACCGTTCATGCACTTTACCCACAACTCATGTCCTTCGTGAGCGTGTTTCTTACCTAGACCCAAGCGTTGAGATACATAATCCAACTTATTGCTAGGAAACCTAAAATTACTACGAACCACACGCAGAAGGTCAATTTGTTTATAAGGCGATGGCGGAAGTAATTTGGTGAGTAGAAATTCTTTGTTAAGAGTAGGAATATCAAACTTAGTTCCATTGTAATGAATAACAGCATCAGCAGATTCCAGAAGAGCATGAATACCTTTCAACATTGATTTAGGTTTAGATTGGTGTACAGAATCAAAATAAATGTCTTCTTCACCTAGCCACTTAGCTGCGTAGCATAGGACATAAGAAGACTCCATCAATTGATTGATACTGACATTCTGTTGCCACAAACCCCAAACATGAGCTGTGTTAGGGCTTGTTTCAATATCAAGCAGTAGGATTTTCAATTTGCGTAATCCTCGTCATCGAATAAAGAGCCAAGTGTTTCTTCACGCTTACGATGTTGAAGAACCATTTCAAACTCTTTCTTAGAGATAGCGTAGTCACTCTCTCGTCCGTAAGGATGGTCGGTGATAAACAGAATCTTTTCTGATATTCCATAACCATATTGAGCAGACAAGAAATCAGCAAACTTCAAAACTAATTCTGTCCAAGCTGTACAGTCATCTACACTAAACTCTTTAGTAATTAAACCATCTGCACTGTGTAGTTCAAACTTTACTTCCATGTTATCGTCGTACATTGTTGTTCTCCTTATTGAGCCATCAAATCAAATAAAAGTTCTGCATCAATTACTGCTAGTGGTTTACAGTTATTTTGTTTAATAATAACAATTGGTTCACCATCACCATGTTTCTTGCACTGCTCGTAGTAGTTGTAAACGGCTATCTTTGCTAAAGATTTACACTCGAATGTTGCTGGCATTTCTTCCTTAGCAAACTGAGACATCACAACATCCTCACCATGACTACCCATTGGACAACTGCGTAGGTCCTTGTCCGTCAACTGCGGGTATCTCGCTAGTAACTGCTTTACTGTCCACTGCTGGAGCAGTCTTCCTTTTTGTTTTGCGCTTGATGTCTTCAAGAGTAAGTGCCTTTCGTTTAACTATCATCTGTTTTGGAATGGTAATACTATTGTTGCACATTCCTTCGGTAATCGTTCCTGCTAATTCAATCTGTTGGTCATCTTCATAAACAACAAACCCAACTGTCTTACACTGTAAATCTTCTCGCTTTGCTTCGTGCCATTCACCTTGAGCAAGAGCGTCTAACCACTCTACTAAGACTAACTTGGAAGTTGCCAGACTTGGTTGGCTTCTCTTTGTAACCAGAGTAGCTGTCCGTTCTCCAACACTCGCTGCTGGTCGCCCTCGTAGGCTTTGAGGACTGCTTGATATAGTTCGTTTTCGTTTGTACATTCTTCAAGAATCCTTTTAGCTTTAACAGGACCAATACCTTTCAGTCCGACAATGTTATCAATTCTGTCACCAGTAAGAATCTGAGTATAGAAAGAACGCAATCCTTCAAACTCAGAGACATAATACTTTTCTTTTTTGCGATAGTTGTAATGCCAACCTCTAAATTGATTAAGGTCTTTATCAATATGAACCATGATGGTTTCATCTTCAGGAACTGCGTAAGCAGCAATACCAACGGCATCATCTGCTTCAATTCCTTCTACTACTTCAAATCCCCATGATGTCACTAAATGACACCTAAGTGGTTGTAAATGAACAGGTTTTTCTGTTATTCGCTGACCCTTATATGGAACTGTAACTGCTATTGAATCACGAAAGTTACCTCTACCTGTGAGGAAACCTTTGTAATCTTGGCAGTCCAGCTCCATACAAAGTTCAGTCATTGTTGCTTCAAGCCTTGCTATTGCAATAGACTCCTCTGTATCGTTACTAGAGAAGCCTACTGCGTAGCAAAGACTATCAGCGTCAATGAGTGCTGTTATCATAGGATGTCGTCATCCAAGTTTTCAATAGAAGCATTGTCATCGCCATTAGCGTTGTACTTCACTAAATCGGTAATGATAATTTTAGACAAAGAAGCACTAACACCTTCCTTGTTCTTCCACTTCCAACTGTAAGGCTTAATCAAAGCAATTGCTTTAGAGCCGTTACCAACTACATCTTTAATCTCAGCACCTTCTTTATCAAAAGGCTGGATAGCATAGTTTGACTTTACTGTCAAGAACCAACCCTTCTCAGGCTTGTCTTCACGCTTGCGAGGTGCAAGACCGATAGACTCTAGGGCTTCGACGGCTGCCGTTGACAGGTTAGCTAAGTCACACTGGAACTTGCCACTCATATCATTTACTTTATCAAAGAAAGCCCACTGAACTTCTGCTTGAATCTTAACTGGTTTCAATTCCATTTTAAATCTCCTTATCTACTACGGTTTAGAAATACTGCTTGGTTATTATACAACAACTACAAAATTAGTGCAATGATTCGTTATGATAATCAATAGAATCTTCTAATGTACCATCCTCAATATCTAGAACAGCATCCTTTAGCAACTCGTAAGTTTCCTTTAAATCAAAGCTAGAACTAAGT